AATCCAAACGGTACATTACCATTAGATGCTATTGAAGTTGGTATTACTCGTTGGCACATTAACAACTCGGCAATTGCATTTAACCCTGTTGGAAGTTCTACAGGTCAGACTTTATGGTTAAATGAATATGTATTGTCTCGTACTACGACTCCTGGTGGTGATGAAATGTTAAGTTTCAATATTAACGGTACTGTGAAAAAATTTAAAATTGTTGATTGTACTTTAGAGTCATTAACATTGAGAAGTACAGGTCAATGGGCCTTTGGTTCTTCAGGTCCGTATGAATCAGTAGTAATTAAGTTTACACGTATCGGTCCTTAAAACACTTCGGTATCAGGTAGTTTGTCAGAGTTGTTTGAGTAGTATTCAATCAAAAAAGATTTGAGTTCATACTCATCAATTGAAGGCTCAAGGTCAGATTCTTCACTTTCAAAGATATAGTCCTCTAAATCATCATAGGACGAGTAAGAATCGCTTAAGTCATCAAGATTAATTACCTGATACCCATATTCTAATATAACGTCAACATCAAACTCTTGTTGACGAATTACATCATCAGAGTCTTCCGTAACCCTGAAATCAACTTCAACCATATTTGTTTTTTGGTTGTAATAGAAATCTACAAGCTCAATAAACATTTTTTAAATTTTACTTAATTAATTTTTTAAACCAGTCTAAAGATTTGTCAATGTCTTCCATAACCATATTAGACTTTGACTTTAATTTAACGTTTTCTTCTAAGTCTTCCATAGTGTATTTACCACCACTACCACATTTTTCACACATTTCACCTTCTTTCATTTCCCCACCACATTCTTCACACATTTTACCTTCTTTCATAGATGAACATTTTTCACACATTTCACCTTCATATAATCCTGTACATACTTCACAAACTTTTTTTAACTTTTTGTTAACTTCTGTATTTGTGTATTTTTTAACTTCACCTAAATTACTAACTGTAACACCTTCTTTATCCAAAGCGTAATCGCCAACAGTTAATGGTGTCATATTACCTTTACTTTGTAACGCTTGGTATCCGTTATAAAGACTTCTGTGTTTTTCAGTAATTGAGCTTTTCTCTTCTTCTGATATGTTTAAAAAATATGGTTTCATAATTAAAATGTTTTGTTATAAATATATGATTTTAGACATTTGACAAAAAAAATATTTTTATTATTATTAACGTATGAAAGCATATACATTAAATCAGCCAGTTTATAAAGACCATCGTGGGTCATTTACCCCAATAGACATTACAGGAGAATGGGTACAATCCAATATTAGTATTAACGATGATATTTTTACTTTTCGTGGATTACACTTTCAAGAGTCCTCAAAATCTCAAAATAAATTAGTATCAGTTATACAAGGTAAAATTATTGATTTTGTTGTTAACATTGACAAAACAAGTGAGGATTTTGGTAAAGTTGAAAATTTTGTATTAGAGAGTGGTAACTCTGTTATGGTCCCAAAAGGATACGCACACGGATTTTTAACACTACAAAGTGGAACTATAGTTAATTACTTGGTTGATGAACCTTATTCACCGTCAGATGAACAATGTATTAAATGGGATTCAGTTGAAGACGTTAGGGAAGTTATTACAAAATTAATGTCAGGATTTACTTTTAAAATGAAAATAAGTGATAAAGACACAATTGGTTTAACATTAGAAGAATATAAAACATTATGACTAGAGAAGAATTAAATGAATTGGCCGAAGGTGCAATTCTTTTAGATGGGTTTGACGATTGTGTTGTTGGAGTGACTGAATCCTTTGGTGAAGGAATTAGAATACTTTACTCAAGAGATAAAATTTTAGAGTCACTTCAAAAAGATATGACAGAAGAGGATGCTATTGAATACTACTATTATAATATTGTTGGTGGGTATTTTGGAGAACAGAACCCTATCTTTTTAGTTTAATAATATGTCATCCAAAACATAAGAACTTTTGGTGCCCATCTTTTCATTGTTCTTGTTACTGTTTCAGGTGTAATTTCTTTACCTTCGTCCTCTAATATTGACATTGCTCCTCTAATCATTATTGATTTAACATCTTCTGATAATTCAAGTAATTCGTCAAATTCAGGACTATCTTGATTATAATGTTCTTTTCGTAAAATATCTTTACCGATATACAAATACGGACTTGCTCCAAACATATTTGTAATTGATATCTCTCTAAGTAATTCCAAGTATTTTTTAATTTTAAGCATTTTAAAATACTTTAAAATTTTTGAATCGTCAGCCAAGTCTTGAACACTTTTTGACTCGTTAATTTTGGGTTTTCGTTTGTAATCTTTTTCGTAAATCCATTTATCAGTATCCAATAAAAATAAACTTCCCCCATTATCCCATTCTACATTATATTGAATAAATCCAGGACCTCTATTAATATCAATGACAGTACCTCTTTTACCAACATAGTTTGCTTCGTCTTCCATATCAACACAAACAATTCTGTCTCCAACTTTTAATTTAGGATTAATTATTTTACTCATATATTTATAAATATGTCAAAGATTATATTAAGTGAACAACAACGTAAAATGATTCTTATTGAGTCAGTATCCAATGATATTGAGGAAACTCAAAAAAATTCAGAAAAACTTTCTGAAAAAATTTACACAGAAATTAAAGGTCAATTATCATTTGATTTTAAAATTCTTTTAACTTGGAGTACCGCAATTGGTGGATTTTTAACTCCTCTAACACAATTAATTAAAGGAGAAAATCTTGAATTAAGTGAAATAGATTCATATCTAATTTTATGTGGTGTTGTGTTCACTGTATTATTTCAAAATAAAGAAAATTTCAAATTAATTAAAGACGAGTTAGTTAAACGTGGTATATACGAAACATTTTTACACATTAAAGATAAAGCATTAGATTTAAGAAAATCTTTTTTTAGTTTTTTATCAGGTTTAAATATTACAACTCACACAATGGCGGGTATTGTGGCATATTCATTTTTAATTCCAATAGTGCCTATCTTAATGCAATTATCATCAGGAGATTCTTTAAGTCCTGAAGATATTGCCGAAATAGTAAAAAGGGTATCTGCTTGGGGACTAACAATTGTCTCAGCAAACACCCTTAAAAATGTTATCACTAAAATTATAAGTAAATTTAGTTAGAACTTCTTTTAGAGTTCCATTCTCTTTGTTTTTTTGACCCACCTGAAGAGCTCAATGCTGCAAATAATAAAGCAATAATTAAAAATATTAGAACACCTACACTTATTGCACCCCATTTAACAATATTAACGCCTTTCTTTATCGCATTTTTCACAAGAGGCTCAACAATAGGTTTTGCTCCATCCCAAACACCTGAACCCATATTCGCAAGGTCATTTAACCAAGGGGTTTCATATTTTGCAAACGAAGGATTTTTACCTGTAGTAAAATGGTTTAACAATTTGTCAAAAACTTCTTTTTCTTCTTTGTTAAATGCTATTTTCATACTCATAATATCCAGTACTTCTTGAATTTGGGTTCCGGTGGCCTTTTTTGAAAAAATAATTCCAAACACATCGTTCAATAATGCTTGATTTGTAAAAATTCCTGAACTACTTGATAAGTTATTTTTTGTAAGGACAACTTGTGCATCAAACGCTTGTTTAGTTAAACCATCAAATCTATTTGGATTTAAATAACTATTAATTTGACTTGCAATTCCCAATTCATCTATTTTTGAACTGGCGTTTGTTGATGAGGAAGATAACCCTTTTTTATATTTTTCAAGAACTCTTTCACCAAAATTAGCTTTAACCATTAGTTCCCATTGTTTGGAATATTCAGGATGTAATCTAATTTTATCAATGACTTTAATTTGACTTTGATAAAATTTTTCAGCAAATTCGTCATTAATTAAACTTAATTTTTTACAAAATTTAAGTGCATTTACTCCATCAGCTCTATTCCCTCCCTTGATTGCACTATCTAAAACTCTAACAAAGGCTACGTCCAATGTTTCACTACCCTTTCTACCTATAATGGTACTTAACTCATCAAATGCTTTAACATCGTTTTTTTCTAACCCTTTAACAAAACTGTTTGAAACTAAATGTTCTAATTCTTTAACTTGTTCACTAATAACAGTTGATTTATCTGTTATTCTGTGCATTTCTAAAATTCTTTGTTTTTCGTTTTCCGTAACAAATAATAATTTTTTCATATTTTATTTTATTTTATTTTATTTTTTTAAAAATTAGCCGGTACATCAGTGGGCTCACCATATTTATCATTTTTAGACAAAAAATCACCAAACCCTTCTAGTGCGTTGGCAATATCATTAAGATTAAGAGTGGTTGCTGATTTTTTATCTAAAATTTTCCTCCAATCAGCATCTCTATTTTTATTTAAAAAATCAGAAATTTCGACCATTCTGTCAATAAGCCATTCTGGATGTTTTTGTTTAAATTCTTCTAAATCTTTAGCTAATTGGTCGGCTCTATCATTAGTTAATCCTGTTTTTTCGGCAATATGTTTAGCTATTTCAATTACTGTGATGTCAGGTGCTAATGTATATTTAATACCTTTATATAATAAATATCCATATTTAGGGGTTATATCCCCAACCGCCTTTATACCAATCGCATTTACTAATGATTCCGCTTTAATCCCCGTCTCCTTAATTTGAGCTCTTAACGCATCATCAATATGTTTACCAAGGTTTTCTTTATTTTTAACCACTTGTCTAAAAATATATTTTTCTTCCTGAGTTAATGACGATATGAACTTTTTCATACCACTAACAGTTTTAGTGTTGTAAAGTGCAAATTTACTAGCCAAACTTTCACATACCGCAGCAGATGGTTGTTTTAAAATTCCAATACCTTTGTGAATAATCGGTAAAAGCGCAAAAACAAAATCAATAACCGCATCTCCTGTTAATTTTCCTTGTTTAATCCATTTTGTCGTACCAATGGCGACTGGTATCCCATATTCAGCAAGTACTGTGACTAATCTTACTATTTGAGCCCCTTCGGTAATTGCAAGTCCCGCTGCGGTAACCGCTAATGACGCTCCCCAAGTCAATAGTGCGGGTAATACCACGTAAATTATTAATTCAACTACGGTTCCCCACTTTTCCCAAAATTTATCTAAATCACTTTGTGTTAATCTTTCAATTGCCTTCGGGTTTCTTTCATAAACAGCATCCAATATGTCTGATAATTCATTGTACTGACTAATTTTACCTGAAACCATTTGATTTTCAGAACCTCTAACCAATTCATTATGAAAGGTCATAAAATAATCTGATTTTGGTAACCCAACGGAATCAACATAATCGTTATTACGATAAAGTCCTTTAATTGCATCTTTAACCGCCAATATTTCTTTCTTTTTTTGGTTGTCTATATCTTTTTGACCTTTTGACCAATCTAAAAATTCTTGTTTAGTCAAACCAAAAGGAAAATCAGGATGATAATATTCATTCTTCAATGCTTCATATTTTACATCACATTCCGACTTATTATTATTGTAAACTCCTGTTTTTGAATCTTGACATAGTTCATCTAATTCCTTTTTTCTTTTTTTGTACTCAGGATATTCACTTGGGTGAAACCCAAATGGAGTACCTCGTAATCCAACATTTTCTGATGTCATTTTAACCCATCCACCGACTTTAACTTTTTTGGTATGAGTTCCTGACCTGTCTATATATTGTTGGTCTTGTGTTACATTTGGGTCCCAAACAACTTTGTCAGGACTAACACCTAAGTTTTCCGCGGCTTTGTTTTTATTCCATTTAGATTTGGGGTCGGCAAATTCATTATAATCTTGTTTTGGCGTATAATCTTTTTTCTGAAAAGATGGTACTGGTGCGGTTGATATTGGTTGTCTATTACTATCTAACTCTTTTGGATATGTATTAGAATTTAAATTTGGAAAAACGTCAGAAGCTTTTAACCCGGCAACTGGTCCATCTACCAACTTATATCCACCTTCTGATTTTTTTTGATAAACCAATTGTTCAATCAATAATGAATTTTCAGACAAAGTTTTACTTGTATCATATTCCATTAATAATTTAAACCTATTTAAAATACTTTCATTCATAACATAAATGTGATTTTTATTTTTAAATCACCGTCACCTTTTATAGTCCTATGATAAATACCTTCAGGAATTATATATTCACCGCCTTTAATCATTTTAACGGGTAATTCGTCATCTAATTGTAATAACCATCCTTCACCCTCAATGACCTCAACTAATCGTGTTTCTCGGTCTCTATGCCAATGGAGTTCTCCTGAATCAATATTTGATTCAAATACTCTAATTTTTGATTTTTCTGTAATTTCAGAATCTTTATATGGGTTCATATTACTTATACAAAAGAATAATTTTCAAATTTATTTAATTTTAAACGATATCTAATCAAACTTCTATCAATCAATAATTTGTTAGAGGCTTCTGTTATTGAATCATATTTTACGTCATCTATAATTATCGGGTTTTTATGTTTACAAATATAATTTGGATTATTTTTTCTTATTATACATTTTTTAGAACAAAAAATTTGTGAGTGATTTGTATATATAAATTCTTTACCACAATTACTACAAATTTTATTTTTCTTATATTTTCTATTAAAAAATTCATTAACTTTATCATTATCAAAAAAGTCATAAAAACCTTTAACATTACCAAAATTCATAATATTATTTTTAGTTCTAATTGATTTAAATAAAAAAGTTAAATCTTCAGACACATCTTCAATATTACACTGTTTCAATTTATCTTTAATGTAATAACATTTATCTTGATATTTTTTCCAATAATTTATCCAATATTGTTTTTGATTCTGTTTAGTTTTTTCAGAATGTAATGACATATGTAGTTTTGATTTTAATTTATCTTTATATATTTTAGATTTTTCTTCACCAAACACATCTTCATATCTTTTACCTTTCGTATAAGATGATTTAGATATTTTTGCCTTGATTTTATCAATATTGGGGTGACCTGATAAAGTATCACCTCCATCACCTCCTTTAGTTATATTATACAAAATGTGATTTTTCCTGTATTCTTCAATCCAGTAGATTTCTTTTTTTGATAATTCTTCATTATCATTGGCGATATCAATAATTTTTTTTGTAAAATTGTTTTTACCATATTTTTCTAAAGCTTTTTTAATCAGAACTCCGGACCCATAATATGATACCCTATTGGTTGTGTCTTTACCTATATAAATTTTACCATTAATAATATTCTTAATTTCATATATAACCATATCACTGTGTTTATATATAAATATCAAAAAAATAGTTTTTTACCAGTAAATAAATGGTTATTCCTACCAAAACCCTGGATAGGTACGTCCGCCCCAGAGGTAACCAAAGCGATTGAGGCGACATGCCCAGTACCCCGCAGTTAATCTATCTTTCTTTTTATCACATTGATGTCTTGCTGCAAATGATTTACGAGCCTTAGGATTTGAAACTTTCGCAGTTAAACCTCCGTGTACATCACCAAATGATATTTTTTTAACTCTTCCTGTTGATGGGTTTTTAACGTACACAACATATTTTTTTCCACCACCTGAATTTCTTCTTGGTTTACCTATTTCAACCTTTTTACCATTGTATTCGGCTTCGTTAATAAAGTCTTCAGACAATGGTATATCTAAATAAACTTCTTGTCCGTTAAATAATATAATTTTTTCACCCAAATCAGTTTCAATTAGTTCAACCTCTTCCTCATTTAGTACAATTTCACCATCAAAGTATAATTCTCTTACTTCATTAATTAAATCAAAAAATGATTCAGAATGAGGTCTATAAATGTTTTCAGTTAATGGAATATTATTATCTAAATGATATCTTAACCCTTGAGAAACAACTGATTCAGTTTGTTCTTGTAATACTTTTTTAATAATGTTATCTAATTTCATTTTTTCTCACGAAATAAAAAATACAACCCAAAAAATAATAGTGACACACCATAAAAAATACTTGTGGTAATCCAATAAGAATTCGTCGCATCTAATATTGTTTTGAAAATGATGTCGAATCCTAAAGGGTTGAAAAACATTCCAGCCATTAGACAATATGTTGCCACATTTCTGTGAAATACTTTTCTCCAAGTCGTCATTATTCATTCATTTGGATTTAAAATTTATGAGACAAGCTCTTTCATACTATAAATATTAAAATAAATAAAAAAATGGATAATTATAGGCAAATAACAAAATATGGCATCGAAAGTTTCAAAAGGGTCCACATCAAATAAAGTTAATTTTGGTGTAAAGAAGTCTGGTAAGTTCTCTAAAAAATTGACTAATAATAAAAGGTCAAAAAATTACAAAAAAGCTTACAGAGGACAAGGTAGATAATTGTTTTTTTGTAAATAATTTCTTATATTTATAATTGTGAATAAGAAATTATCTTTAGAAGAAATGTGCGATAAATACATCGCCAAAACTTACCCACATATTGCTGGGGTGAGAGTAAACGACGTATCCCTTAACAAAGATGGACTTCTTGATATTGATATCACTTTATTATCAACAATGGAGAAACTAAATAAAATTGGGGTGTACGATGAATATATCAAGTTAATGACCGATGAAAGTAATGGTTCTGTGTGGGTTGGTTATAACCGTCAGATGGATATAAAGAATATTAGAGCGGATATTAAATCTTTTATTAAATTTTTTTATAATGAAAGAATTAACACTCTAACAATTTTTCTTAAAATATTATGATTTTCTAATAACATAATCTGTATTCATATAGGGTATACCGGTATTTTCCAAACCTAAATGAATACATAAACTTCTAGCATAGTCAAAAAGTTTACCCACCCAATTTTCGCTTGTTTCCCCAAGATATAAAACCAAATCAACGTTGAATCCCCAAATCCATTTTTCACTATTCTGTTCAAACATTGCTTTCACATCGTCTTCATTAATTTTAAAACTAATTACAAATGGTAATTTTTTAAAATAACGAGACATTCCTTCTATAAACAGTTTGATTTTTTTTTCAGTATTCATATTATTATAAATATGTTAAAATTATTCTTTGAGAAAATGATGAACCGTGTTTTTAAAAAAGACATTGATTTATTATTTGGTGAAGATAGTACAATTAAAGTGAACTCAATGGGATATTCCACACAACATAAGAAATTTCATTTATCTGTCACGTTATTTCCAAGTAACTACGATTATGCGTTTGAGGTATACCCTGAAGGTTTGGAAGGAGTCGTACAGGACGCTTGGAAGTTTATGGGAATTTCTAAAGATTTTATATTAACAACTTCAATACATCATTAACTATGGCACATCCAATTATACACGCAAAAAGTTCAGTTAAAAAATACGGTGGAAAATGGGAAGATTATATACATCTACACAATTGGTTGGATGAAACCAAGTCTTGGTATGGACACTCAACACATAGAATGTTCAGACATCACTCTGAGGGTATTTTTGAGATGGAAAAAATATTTGGACCTATGTTTATTAACAGTGATGGAAAGACTGTTTATACTCGTTACATCGGAGAACAACACGTTAGGGAAGACTGTAATAACTATATCCCAACAGCTAAAGAATGGGTGGATGGAATACAATCTAAAGAAAGACCTATTTGGATGATGAAAACAATGAAATTAGAAATTGAAGACTGATATTTATTATTATGGAAAAAATTGAAAACTATATTAAGTCTAACTTACCAAATTTTAAATTACTTTACTTTTTTTTAAAAAGTGAGGGTCACGACCATATTACTGTATCATTTAATATCCAATCAGGTGAAATTGATTATTCGTACTATGCTTATGGAAGGGGTCAAATTAAATTGCCTGAAAGATTAAAAGATTTTTATGAAAAATTAGTAAATATAGTTACTGAAGAAGATTTTAATATTGATTACAATAACTACCATACTATTGATGTGACTTACGATATTGATGATAACCAACTGATAATTAGAGATAATGAAGTAGTGACGGTTGCAAGGGACTCAGGAACGTCAAGCGAGATTGATTCACCGGATTTGTTAGAAACTATGAAAGATTGGTTAAATAAAGGAATATCAATTATAAAAGTTGAGTTTAACGGAGGTGGTGACAGTGGTTATATCGACGATTATGGGTACGATGAAAAAGGTACAAATCATCCTATACCTGCAAGTATGGAAGATTTTTTATACAATATGTTAGAGTCCAACTTTGGAGGATGGGAAATTAATGAAGGGTCTCAAGGTGATTTCGAGATATATAATAAAAGTTCAGAAATTATCCTCTCAATTGGTGTTAATGAGGAGGAAACGGAAACAACAACTCTTTGGAGAGGGGATGTAAAATTTTAGAACAACACGATAGCAATTGGCTTATGTCCTTCAAATGAAGGGTTTGCTTTAAAGTAAACTTTGTTAGAATCGTGGTAAATGTTTCCAGTTGACCCGTCCTTGATTTCAAAATCATCTTTATCAGGAGCGTTTAATTGAGTATCGTCAACTTTAAAGTATCCGTTCTCAAAAGATGCCGGATAATTATGTCCCATATTATAAACTTTCATAAACTCGTCTTTGGTTCTTGGTTTCAAAGTTTCAGGAGTTGCAGTAACAGGAACATCCAAAGCCTCAGGTTGTTCAAATAATCTTTTCTTAAGTGATGGGTCAGAATGTAACCCTAAAATTCTATTTTTTTCTGATTCTGTAATACTGATGCGATTTTTCATATGGATATAATATACAAATAAATATTGCGTTAAATAAAAAAATAAATATTTATTATTATGAAGGTTATCTTAAATAATAAAACGCTCAATACTAAAGTTTGTAAAACCCCACAGGAGAAAATGGAAGGGATGCAAAATAAAGAATTCAAAGGATTTGATTCTATGTTATTTTTATTGGGAAATGACCACGATTGTTTTTGGATGAAAGATTGTATCATCCCGTTAGACATTTTATTTTTAGACCACAAATTTGATATAGTTAAAATTTTTCCATCGTGTCCTATTTGTAATAGTGACGATTGTAAAAGATATTGTAGTGATGGTAGCTACGTATTAGAATTACCATCAGGGTATTGTAAAAAAAATAATGTTAAACCAGGAGATAAAGTTATTTTGTCCCTTCAGAATTTTTAATTTTTTCTTGTAACTTCTCAACGAATTCTTTTTGTAATGTCTTTAAGAATTTAACATACTCAGCGTCTTCACTGTCAGCGGGTTTGTTGTACTTACCTTCAGGTGGTCTCTTACTTCTTCCAAATAAATTCAATCCTGAAATGTTTGTAATACATTTATGTCCTCCCGAATTAGCTTGGATGATGTCCCATGCAGTTACACCAATCTTATCTAATAATGTTTTTTCTTCATCTGTTAATGATGTAAATGGTTTAGACATAATTTCCTTAATAACACCAAGATACTCCATACCATTATCAATATCCATCATTTTTTCACCATAAATTGCTGAGAAATCTTTGAATGTAAAACCAACAGACTCTTCTCCAAAACCTTTTGACGACTCTAAAATCCATTTAATAGTTGATAATGGAATCACTCTATTTTTTAATTGAGACTCCCATTTACCAAGTACTTCTTGAGCAATGTCACCAAGGTTTACACCCTTTAATTGTCTTTCTTTTTTAAATGGGTTACAAGACGCTTGTAATAAACCAAGTGGCCAAGCAATTACAAGAAAATCAGCTTCAGGGTTATTTCTAAATGGTGTGTATCTATCATACGCTCCAGGTTTAATCATACTACCACCACCATATTGTACAATAATGTTACTATCAATTTTAACATTTGGATTGTCTTTCATTGATTTAACATAATTTTCTTTGTTCTTCTCAAGTTGTGAAGTTTCCGCATATCCTTTTTCTTTAACAATCTTACTAATGATGTTAAAAATGGATAAAATTGACGGTTTAGCGGTCATTACAAGTTTTTCTAAAAAGTCAGGTTTGTTTTTAAACGCTAATAACAATTTGTTTGTTACTAAACCTAACATCATTCTATTTTCTTTAGACGTTTTGTTCTTATCAAAGTTATAAACATAATTCATTACCATTTCAGGTGTAATATCTCTTGATGCGTAGTCCGCACTATCAACCATAGATATTGTTGCAACATCTTCAGGTGTGAAAATTTCTGATGGGGGAACAATTTGAGATAATGTCTCAACATTTGAACGAGCACTTCTAAATTGTGTTGATTTTGTTTCTTCAGCCCCTGCCTGTCTATCGTGGTGGTCTGTGTGAACAATAAACATTGGTTTTCCGTGAGCAAAGTCAACTAAAACTGGCATAATCTCTCCGTGGGCGTCAGCCTTTCTTACTGAAAACTCTTTATCACCATATTGAATTACTTCAGAATCAACAACTTTAATTCCATTATCTTCCAAATATTTTTTCATAGCTAAAGCGGTAGTAACACCGTCTAAATCCATATGAAAATAAATTTTTGCTTTATTGTATCTTTTTGATAATTCGTTGATGTTACGAATACCCCCTTCTATGAGTAAATTTTTCATATAATATAAATACTAACCTCAACAGAAAACTTGGGTGGTAGAAAATCTAAACTATTTGTCTTTCTTACCTTTAACGTTTGGATGGTTTACGTAATAATCAAAAAACAAAATACAACTTCTACACAATATGTATTTTTTATCTGAGTTGTCAGATGTCATTTCACAACAGTCGTCTTTTTCTCTCTTACACTGCTGACAAGTATTAGTATGTTTTGTACCAAAAGTAATCATTAACTAATTATAGTTTTTTCTTTTTAACTTTTCCACTTTTTTTATTAAACTTTACGATTTCTTCTTCGTAAATGTTTAACAAGTTTTCTAATTTAGTTTTATTACCTTCTAATGTTGCAAATAACACAGCATCATAAAATTGTTCTTTTAATGATGGTTTACTTTCAAAGTACTCAAACATTAATTCAGATATTTCATCAATAGTCATAATGATAAATATTTTAGATAATTAAAACCCCTCAAAAGAGGGGTTTTTTTATTCTCCAATATTTTCCAACAACTTTCCCCATACAAGTCCTTGAATCATAATCAAAACGATTGACATTACAAATACACTTGTGTTTGGAGAGTGTACCAATAACAATACTGATAATACGAGCGCCATCATCGCCGCGGTCAATTTTGCTTTCAAGTTTTTCATAGTGGTGTAGTGTTTAATTGTTTTACAAATATAAACAAAAAATTTGAATGTACAAAAAAACCCTCAAAAAAATGAGGGTTTTAACATATTTAAATTTGATTTATTATCTTCTTCTTCTTACAATACGACTTTCCATCATTCGTTCTTTTGGCATTTCCATATCATCAGATGGTTTCATTCCCATTATTCTTTCATCTGTATCCATATCTTCCATTCCTTCTTCACCACTTTCGTGTTCATCAATAAAAGATATAAGTTGATGAGCTTCTTGTTTTTTACCTTTTTTCATTAATTTTTTAGCCATATCTCTTAAGATATCATAACCCGCAAATCCTAACATTCCGATTACAGTAAGGGCAATTGTTAAAATCGCATCACCTGTTTCCATAACTTCAGGATTAACAGGTTGCTCATTCATTTCAGTTTCATTAACAATATTCTTAATTAAAGATGTTAATTCTGATTCAGTTAAACGTATTACTTTTTTCATTTTTTTTTCTGTTTATTATAAATATATCGTAGTTTGAATTTGACAAAAAAAAATTAATATATTATACTTGAATTATGAGTACAATTAAAAGTGGTGATAATGTCACCGTAAACTACACAGGTAGATTAGAAGACGGAACAGTCTTCGACAGTTCATTAAATGAAGGTAGAACCCCATTAGTTGCAAAACTTGGAGAAGGTCAACTTATCCCAGGTTTTGAAGAAGGGCTAATTGGATTATCTTCAGGTGAAAAAAGAACGGTTGAGATTGAACCAGAAAATGCGTATGGTCAACACAACCCTATGATGGTTCAAGAAGTTGAAAAATCTAACGTACCTGAAGGCGTTCAAGCTGGTGATACTTTACAAGGTATGAACCAAAATGGGCCAATTACTGTTACAGTTTCAGAAGTTAAAGAAGAAACTGTTGTTTTAGATATGAATCACCCACTTGCTGGTAAGAAACTTATCTTTGACTTGGAAGTTGTATCGGTTAACTAATACAAAATCCTTTTAAACTAAAAAACCCCTCTTTTG